GTCACTTTCTTCAAGCCAAGGTCGTCGGCGGCGAGAATCTGGTCTGCGGTCAGTGCCATTGTGTTCCTCATTCGGGCGTGATTTTGAACGTCATCGCGTAACGTGCGATGTCGTTTACTCGGCCCGAGAGTTGCACCCGCTCGCAGATCGCTTTTGTGGAGAAGGTCAGCCCGCCGCCAGAGATGGCGAGCGTGGCCTTCTTGCCGTACTGGGCCAGCGAGACGTTGGCAGTGCTCAGGCACGAGATATCTATAGTGCCTGCGTCAAGCGTCCACGTGCTAGCACGCGCGAGCGGCAGACCGCCACCCGCGTTGACCTTGATCTCCACGACCTCGCCAAAGTTCGTGGAGTTCCACGTCGCCGTGACGCCCGTGCATACGTTTGCCATGACGGGCCTCCGTCAAGGCTTAGCGAGCAACCTTGAAAGTGGCCGTGCCCTTGATCGTGTCGTTCGTAGAGAACGTGACGCTCGACGAGGCAACCGTGGCGTTCTTCGACAGGAATGAAACCCCGGCGTGCGTAATCACCATCGCGGCACTCGAAGCGTCGGCGATGACGCTCTTGCCAAGATACTCAATCGTCACCTCGCGGCCGGTATCCGAAACCGAACCAGTGAGCGGTCGGTCGATGGTCGCCACGCTATTGCCCGTCGTCAGGCCAAGGTGCGACACGTCGATCTTGTCTTCGGTCGCGGGGTCGGCAAGGTTGTAGACAATGTTCGTCACGGTGAACGCGGTGCCGCCGAACGTGAAGACGGTTCCTGCGCCATCATGGGGAGTCGCGGACATAGTTTCAAATCTCCTGCCAGAGTATTCCGAACGTCATCTGTACGGTGTAAACCGGCGGCACGTCGCCGCCCGCCAACTGCACGAACCCGTCGCCTTCGTTTTCCAGCGACACGTTCGACACAACCGTATTTTGAAAAGTTCCTCCCCACCCATCCAGAGACACGCGGACGGCGTCCGCAAGGTCGCGGACGGCCTCGTAGGTGGTGGCAAAAGCGTCAACCGTCAGCATGACCATCGGGACGCCAACCGGGCCGGACAGCGAATGCTGCCGCTGAATCGACGTTCGCCGCCATGTCACGAAGGGCAGGGCGGCGTCGGCGGGGGCGATGACCGGGTAGACCCGGCTGCTGACGAGGGCCGTCACGGCGGCGGTCGTGACGAGCCGGTTGCGGACGGCGGCTTCGGGTGATTTGAACGCCATGCCTAAAGCCCCGAAATGGTTTTGGTGTCGCTGTACGTCAATGTGTCCAACGCCCGGCGAAGCGTAAGATTCAACTCCTGCGTGAGGATTGACGCCACCTGCCCCTGCGTATCCTCAAAGGCTGACCGCACGGGCGGGATGCCCATGAGCCCGCCGGGCTTGACCGGCGGGATGATGATGGGGTCTCGGCTCGCCTTGAAGAACGCATTGGGATAGCCGGGGTCAGTCTTCACGCTGCCGTCGCTCGTCGGCACCATTTTGAACGGGCCGAGCTTTTTGAAGCTCGACGCGATGTATTGGTTCTGCCCCTTCTCGACGCGGTGCGCTTTCACCTCGACGGCAGGCCTGCCCGGCACGCGGCGCATGTGGCCCCGGCGTCCGTAAGGCTCCACGGACTTTCGATTGATCAGCCGTTCCTGCGTGCCGAACTCCAGCCACCACTGGTGATAGCCGCGGTCTTTGCCCGCCCGTATCTTGCCGCCTTGGGCACTCGACGAGTCTTCTCTGCCGCTGCGGCGGTAGCCGATCATGGCGACGGCATTGCCGTCCTTTGGGTACTTCTTCACCAGAAACGACGCGGCCCGCTTGAGGTTGCCCGTGGGGCCAACCGGCGTGAGTTGTTGCAGCCGCAAGTACGCGGGCTGAATTGCCTTCTTGAGTGCGTCGTGCAGGGCGGTCGCGGTGAACTTCGGCTCGCCGAGGTTCTGGATGCCACGCCGCACCGAGTCCAATTCGGGGAAATCCGCAGAGATTTTGATGCCCGCAAAAGCCATCAGATGTTCTCCTGACAGATGACTTCGTGTTCGCTGCGGTTGTTGTGTTCCAGCAGCGAAATGATTTCGAGCGTGCGGCCCCGCCACGCCAGCCGCATGTTCTGCGTCAGCCCCGGCAGGTGCCGCATCCGCACGCGGTGGCTCACTTCGACGTTCGACTGCCCGAACGTGAGCAGCTCGCGGGCACTCATGCCCTCGACGCTGGCCCAGACCGCCGTGCTATCGCTCCACGCCATCACCGTTTCGCCGAGCGTGTTGGTGCTGCCGCTGGCGATTTGCACGGTGACGCGTTCGCGGAGGCTGCCGGGGCGAATCATGTGTAACTCCCCCACGACACGCTATCGAGCAGCGACTTCACGCCGAACGGCACCTCGTTCGCGCTGACGTTATCGACGGCGGTGCGTCGCTCGTACCACGTCGAAATCAGCATCAGCATCGCGTGCTTGGCTCGCACGGGTGCAGCCGCTCCGTCGGTGCCGAACCCAGCCCACCACGTCACGGTGATGCTGCCGGGGTCGTCGAGATTCGACGGCCACGTCTGGCCGTAGAGATTGCGAATCGCACCGGGCGTCGAGTCGCGGTCGACGCGATACTCCGAGGTCGCCAGCGTCGCGGTCTGCCCCGTCGAGTTGAGCGTGTACGTCACGGCCACGGAGGTCGCGGTGCCGTGCATCGCCATCGGAGGGCGGGGCAACTCAATCTCCGGCGGGAACTGGTCGAGCCGCATCTGGTATTGCGTGTGGACGAGCGTGCGGTCGATGTAGTCCTCGACCCACTCGCGGGCCGCACTGATGAGCGAGGCCACGTAGGCGTCGTCCTCGCTGCCGTCGATGCGGCAGTGGGCCTTGGCGTCGGCCAGCGACACCGGCTCGACGGTCGGCTGCGTCACGCGGCGAAGGCTGCGAAATCTCATTGCTTCTTCCTCCGTCGCGAGTTGATGTCAGCGGTTTCGCCGCCGGGCTCAATCGCCGCTTCCTCGATGTCGATGGACTGCTGCCGCTCCACGACGGCGTACCCCCACGCGACCAACCGTGCCGCGAGGTCGTCCGTCACGCTCACCACTTCGCCTGCCTTGTAGGCGGCGTACTGCCGGGACATTTTGATTTTCATTACGACGGCACGCTCCATGCAGAGTCGGGCTTTTTCATGGTGTTGGAAAACTCGGTGCTGTATTGAAACACCGGCTTGTCGAGGGTCTTGCCCGGCCACGTCACCATGTATTCGCCGTGGCCGAGGATCACGCGGGGCGTGATGTAGGGGCGGTTGCCAGCGGCGCGGAACTGCCGCCAGAACCAGATGTCGTCATCGGTGCGGCCTTCGGCCCATTCGCCGTCCTCGTTGGGCACGCCCTTGAACCAGGGTTTCGGCGTTCGCTTGAGGGCGGCGGTGCTGATGACGGTGCAGCCGAAGTGCATCGTATCGACTTCTTGCACCGGCTCCGCAAACCACTCTTTCGGCAGTGTCGTCTTGCCGCCTTCGGGCGGGTTGTCGAGCATCCCCTTCAAGGTCAGCATCGGCCTGCCGTCTTCGCGTTTCGTTTGCAGGCCCGTCAACGCGTCGCACTGGAACGTCATCGCCATTGCGAACAACTGCTCAACGTCCTCCTTCGTAAAAAACGTGTCGTAGTCAATGGTCAACAGGTACTCGCATTTGTCGACGAACTGCTCAAAGACGCGTTGCAGGCATTGGCCCCAAAACGCCCCAGTGACTTTCGTCGGGCGAATCCCCAAGGGCATCAACGCCTGCGCCCACGTATAGAAGTTGTCCTGAAACCCCAGCCGCGGAACGCTCATCACGGCCTCGACGCGAATGTCGCACTCAGTGTTTCCGACGCGGACGATCATGCAAGCCTCGTAAAAAGAAAGCGGGCGGCCCCGGTGTGGAGCCGCCCGCTCAGGATTGCACGCTCGTCAAGGATTAGCCGACGACCTTGGAAGCCACGCCCTTCTCGGACGCGGTATCCGGCCCCTGCTCGCCCTTGCTGAGCCGGGCGTTGGTCACGACGGCACAGGCACCCGGCGGCGTGGCGTACACGGTGAGGTACCGCTTCTTGCCGCGGAGGTCGACGTCGAAGCGATGGGAGTAGCCCACGTTCGCTCCGGTCGTCGAGCCAGCCGCAACGGTGAAGCCGCTGCCGCTGACCATGCCGCTGACGTTCACCTGCCCGCTGCCCGCTGCGTCGCTGTCGGCCAGACGCAGCACCGAGGCACCGGACGACTGGGCGGCGGTGTAGGCCGAGAACAGTACGTCAATGGAGGCGTGGTCGAAACCGAGCGTGTCGATCTCCAGCGAGTGCGTAGCACCGGCGGCGACGCTCGCCTCAACCTTGCTGACACTCTTGGTGGCTTCTGCATGATTCATGGGTCAAAAATCTCCTAGTGAGAGGTTCCTAGAGGTATCAGCCGAACTTGAGGGCGACGACCGGGCCAGCCTTGCTCGTCGAGCCAAGGTCGTGGACGACCATCGCGTTACGCGTGGTGGCGAACGTGAGCGTCTGGTCGAACTCGATGTACCGCTCGGAAGCGGTACGGATCGAAACGGCCCGCCGCTCGCCGAACGTCGCGGCCTGCGAGAGGTCGCCGAACATCGCGGCCACCTTGCCGGTCGTGCCAGTGAGGCCCGACTCAAGGCTGTGGACGAGACGCACCGGGTAGCCGAGGAACCGCTCGCCGAAGCCAGCAGCCACGTCGGCCGAGGCGTTGCCGCCGGGGCCAGCCGCACCGCCGGGGAGCATGGCGAGCCGCAGCATCGCAGCGCCCCAGCCAGCCGGACTTACGTACCATGCCGCGTTGCGACGTGCAAAGAGCGGCAGGCGAGCCAGCGTGTCGGTGAAGTTCTTGAGCGTCAGCGCGTCGAAGGTCGAGTTGCTGGTCGCGGTCACGACCGACGCCGAATAAGCCGACTGCAGAATCTTCGTCGTGATGCCGGTCGTGCCGTGGTACTGGCTCGACCCGTCACCGATGAAGCCAGCGTTGTCGAACGCTTCGGCAAACGCCTGGGCCACCTCGACCGCCATCGCGTCAGCGAGGTCGATAATGGAGTCTTCGAGGAGCGAGTTGGGGATGCGGTTGGCGATGCCCCAAATCTTCGCGTTCAGTTCGATGTTGTCGAACGTCACGTCGCTCGCCGACACCTCGACGTTCTCGCCAACCGGACGGGCGGCAAGGCCACCGGTGCGGCGGGCCACGACGAGCGTGTCGCTGCTCATGTTGACACGGCGGGCGTACTGCGGAAACGCACCGTACTCCTCGACAAGCCGGATGATCTCGTTGCTCATTTCGGGAGCGACGAGCACGCCGCCGAGGCTGTTGATGCCACCGGCCTGAGCGCGAGTCTCGACGCCGTGATCCTTGCACCACCGGCGGGCTTCCTCGTCGCCGAACACGAAGCCCTTGATGTGCATACCGGCCCGGTAGGCCGACTCGGGGTTGCTGAACGCACGAAGGTTGTTGTGGGCCTTCGGCACCGCGTACTCACGCTTCTCCACGGTCGTCTCCTTCACCTCGGGGGTTTCGATGGCCTTGGCGGGAGCGGAACGCTCCAGCACGGATCGCAGGGTCTTTTCTTTCTCGTTAACCTTCTCAAGAAACTCGATCTTGGCCTTGATCTGGTCGGCACGCTCCATGAGCGAACGAAGCGAGTTTTCCTCCGCGCCCATCGCGGCGGGGTCGGCAGCCTCGCCCTCGGCGGCGGGAGCGTCTTCGGTTTCCATCGCAGCCTGAATCTGCGCGGTGATGTTCGCCAGCTCGTCGAGCAGTGCCTTGATCTTGTCCACGATGGAATCTCCTAGTGCGGTTCGTGGCGACGCGGACGCATCGCCTACGCACGAACCTACGGCCTGACCCCGCCACCCATCCAGCAACGCGGCGGCGGTGTTTACTAACTAAGAAATGCCGCCCGCCTGCGAATCTGCTCCGCAGGCACGACCGACTTCGCGGTGTGGCCGCAGCACGGACAGCGCAGGTAGCGAGTTTGATACTCGCCGCGTGACTGACTCGACACGACGCCGAGGCGGGCCTTGCGGCACCGCTCGCATACGTCGCCGGATTTAGCGGCCATGCTGCCTCAAGAAGTCGCGGTAAAACGCGGCGCGCGTTTCCAAGTGTCGGCGGGCCTCGTCGTGCAGCCGCCGCTCCTGCCGGAACGCATCATACGAACGCTTGGCAACTGCCACGTCGCTGTCGGGGTAGGCGGGGAACGTGGTCGGGGAAACGTCGATCAACGAGTCCACCCGCTTGATCGTCCGCACGCTGCGGCCTTCCTCGACGCTCCACTCATCGCCGCCCGGCGAGACTTGGAACGCGAAGGAGCTTCCCTTGACGATTCCTGCTCGAATGTTCGCGGCAATGTCCTTGCCGTAGGTCGTATCCGGTACCGGGAACTCGTACCGCAGGCCCACTTCGTCCACGGTCAGCCGCAACGTCTCGGGGTAGCGGGCGAGGGGAAAGTTGGCGTCGTGGTTCCAGAGTGCCCGCGTCTGCAGCGGCTTCTTGCGGCCGCGTCGTTCGGAGACAAGGCTGAACGCGCCGGGGTCCAGCCGCTCCACGAAATCGCCCAAGTCAAGCGACAGCACGCCAAACTTCGCGGCGTACCCGACGATCCACTCACGGGACTCGTCGCTGCCTTCTTCGCTCCGCGTCTCGACCGCGAGCAGCGGCGTGTCGGATTCAACCTCGTCAAGGATCAGCGAGCGGCGTTCGATGTTCATTTCCATGCTCCT